GCAAAACCACCAACAGTTTGCATTAGAACAAAACTATTAGCACCAGAAGAATTTGTTCCTTCAGTAGAAATATAATTTACAATTACAACATTACCATCTGATAACTGTTGACCTAAAACACCGTCACCAAAATAAATTTGATAATTGCCATCAATTGCTTCTTGTAAAAAATAAACTTGTGATGTACCATCTAACATCAAATAATTACTAGCTGGATTAAAAATAGCATAAGAAGTATTTGATACTGATGCTTGTACGATTACTTGTAAAGTTGTGGTATCAATAGAACTATCAGGTATTTCAAAAATATAATCTGGATTATTGGCTGAATCTACCGTAAATGTATATCTAGCAGGCACACCTTGTTTAATTTCTACATTAGTAAATAATACTTGATTGTTAGCGTCAGTATTAACAGTATAAGAACTTGGATTTACAAAAGTATAATTGATATTATTAATTGCACCAGAACTAAAAGTTTGATAAGCAGGTAAAGTAAGAGAACTAGCCGTAACATTATTAAACAAAACATTAACAGTTGCAGTAGGTGCAACGGCAGATTTTGGTATATAATTTAATAGTTTAGCTTGAGAAACTACCGAACCTCTTTGTACAGCAGAATCTAAAAACATTTCATTTGCTACCATATTTAAATAGTAAGCATTGTATTGTGTGTTATATGATAGAATATCTAAAAGAACATTTAGACCAGAACCTTCAAAATTATAATCTTGAAATGTGCTTTGACCCTTTAAATAGGTAATAAAATTGCTTTTGATAGTATCAAAATCTAAATTTGTGACGTTGATATTTGAATTTCCAGCCATTATCTGGTCCTCTGTAATAATAGATTAATTGCCGTAGGTTGTGTTTGATTTCCTACAAAAAAAGATAACGAAACATTAAATTGATTCTGGTCAGGATTTGCAGTTACAGCAAGTGTATTCAGTTGAATTCTTGGTTCATAGTTTGTAAGTGTTCTAATAATCTCATTTTCAATGAGTGTTGCTGTAATAGGTGTACAAGGTTCAAATAATAAACCAGTTAAACCAGAACTAACATCTGGTTGAAATAATCTATCATATGGATTAGTACTCAAAAGATTACGAACAGAAGCAATTACAGATTGTTGGTCATATTTCATGGCCACATCGCCTGTCACCGGATTAGGTAGAAAGGTTAAATCTATGTCGGAGTAAATATGATTTGTGATTGCCATTCTTTATTTATCACACTTAGGAGTAAAAAAGCTTTTTGAAAACTCAATATACGGTCCGGATATTTTTGGGCCGGAACGCAAAATTTTGAATTTTATGAAACTGACATACTACTATTTAAGTTGGCTAACAATCTAGGCGTTCCAACGAGATTATTGACCAAATATGACATTGTACCGCCCATATTATTAAATTGTTGCATATAACCAATATCCTGAGATAGTTGTATTGAATTCTGATAAAAACTTATATCATTCGTTCTGCAACTATATAATAAAGTCTGTGTACTTGACAAATAGTTATCTATTGTGGTAATTTGAGTAGGTGTAAGATTAGAAACAATATAACCATCACTATTTGTTGATATAGAATTTGCATATTGATTTGCATATACAATAAGAGTATTTGCATTTGCACTTAATGAACTTTGTATGAATAAACTGGTAAAAGAACCTAAAATTGGTGCTGTGTTTGATACTCCGTCAGATTTGGCTAGATTCATCATATTCATCTGGCCCATATTTCCTGCTGATTGTAAAGAAGGAAAAAAAGTATTAGAAACAACAGCAACACCTGAAATATTATCGGTATGAGATTGGAAATTGCCAAGTTCAATGATTAAATTACTAGCGGCCGCAGTTGTTACAAAATCATTTGCTGAGTTTGCTGAATTATAAAGAGATGTTGCAGAAACCAACATACTTGAATTATAATTTGTTGTAGGATTTTGATAATAATTTGTTCGCACAGGAGGGCCAGCCGACAAATCATTTTGTTGCCATTGTGGTAATATACCAGTTGTACTAGCAATTAATCCTAAAGTATTTGATGCATCGCTTGATAAAGTTTGTGCAGAACCAAACTGTGAAGTATCAAAATTTAAACCTAATCTATTGTATAAACTCATAATATATCCTTAAGGCATTGGAGCTACAGGAGGTTTAGTGATACCTCCTTTGCTGTCTATATGCGTATGTGCATTGTAAATTGAACGAATTAATGGTGCGCCACCCTCTGGATCCATTAAAATTGCACCATAGGTAATAACAGAACCAATGATAGCGGGCGCAGTAACTGATACAGTAGCATTAACAGTACCAGGAGCAGTAGGACCAGGAATACCTACATTGACGCCACCGAGTGTTGAAATGCCAGCAACAGGATTTACAGAACCTGGAATACCAGCGTGAATACCCGTACCTGCAGTTACACCTCCTTGTGAATGTATATCGTCAGCAAGAACTTGGCCAGAAACACTTAAATCAGTATTTAAAATCATTCTATCGCCAGCTTGAACATATATTCCGCTTAATTGTCCCATAGCATTTAAATTTAAATTACCAGTTGAAGTAATTGAATATTCTCCTTTAACAAGAAGGCTATAATCTTTTTCTGCTACCTCATTGACATTACCTTGATAGTTTACAAAAACGTCATCTTGAAATGTTAATGATGCTTGACCTACAATACTAATGTTACAGGCACCATTGATAATCACATTACCGTCACTCTCAGTAATATAATATCCCTTGCCAACAATATGATGAACTTCTGTTCCGTCAGGTTGCCATTCTGTAAATGTCCCAGCTTTATGTTGCCAACGCATAATCTCCGAACCAGGAGTATCATCAACCATTGTTACATGGCCAGATTCACTTACTGATGTTTGGTTATAAGGATATTTTCCGTTATACGCTGAAGGTGGTTCTTGTATTTGTGCCATTTTAAGGTTTTGCAAAATTACCGCTAGTTGAAGAATAACCTGCTGCAGCAAATACTGCTTGTGTTGCTGCTGCTTGTTGTTGTGTATTTCCAGAAGATACTTGTGTTGGTGTCAATAAAGAAGCGCCAGCTGTAACAGTAGCAGTTACTACTGCCGCCGTAGCTTGTGTAAATTGTTGAATAGAACTTTGAACATCTTTAATAGCACCAGATAATTGATTAATATCCAAATCTGAAGGATCCGGAGTATTATCTAATGCCGACTGATAACCAGCAACTAATTGTTTTCTTAATGTAGCAATACAATCTTTAAAATAAGCGAGTAATACAGCAGGTAAACTTAAAATATAAGCCAATAATTGTTTAATTGCATTAATATAAGAAATAAATTGAGTGATATAATTGGTAATTTTTTTAATAAAAACTGCAGCATCTTTAATATCTTGAGCAATTTTTTTTAATTGACTTACTAAACCACTAGATGAAGGATTAACTCCAAAATATGTTAAAATTGCCTTAATAGCATTACGAATAACCTGTACAATTTGGCCACCAAATGCTCCTACTTGAGCAATCGCTTTACCAACATATGTGCTAGAATCACATGCGTGTGCTAATTTTTTATTTGATTGTGTAATAGCATTATCAGTTTTATTACCAAGGCCCGCCACATACACATTTGTATTATCCGGAGTTTTTGAAGGAGTTTTTACATCTGATGGTGTGCTAGGAGGAAGATTATTTGAATTGGGCGCAATTATTGCCGGTGCGTCTGGACCTTCAGTCACATTTGAACCTGATATTGCTTGCTCTAATGAAGTACCCATTGAAACTGGATTTCCATTCGAGTCTAATAATTCTACTGTTGCAGTTGTTGCCATATTTTATACTCCCTAACCTTGATTTGAAGTATCATTTTGATTTGGAGTAATATAATCAGTTGGTGCTGTAATTCCAGGTAAAACACCTAACATAATTGGAAATTGACCAGATTCTCCATCCATAAAAAATCCAAGAACCCAAGCGCCTTCTTTAGGTTTGTCGGGGTTATTAACAGTTGGATTGTTAATTGGTAAAATTGGGTGAGCCCAAGGTAAATCGGAATCAGGCAAAGCACTTTTATCTAACGTATGCCATCCAAAAATACGAACTTGGCAACGACCTTGGACCAAAGGGTCAGACCTAGCATTGGATCCTACAGGAATTTGGCCAATCCACCAAACAAATCCACTCAATCCATTGAAGCTATTTCTCATTATATTTGAACTCCATTAATAAATTGCTGTAACCCATCATTATTATTTGAATAAGAAACACCAACACTATCTTTACACATTTCCAATACAGTTATATATCCATTGTTTTTTACGATATGTCTTACTGCTGTTACTAGATAATTACCTGAATATAAAGGGTCTAATGTTCTTTGATTACCTGTTTGTGAAGATGTAACAGGGCTGATTCCAAAAGTATTAAAAGTTACAACTGAACCAGCTAATATATTTGGGTCGCCAGGAATAGTTATTTTTATCCTCATGTAGTTAGCTAGTGCCAACTGTGAAACACGATTTGGCAAATAAACTTCCAACATAATATCATTTGCTACCGTGTCAATACCACCTACTGTTTGTGTGATATAATCATTTTTCTTTTCATCTTTATTAGAAGGTGACATTCTAAGTGTGCCTGTTTCTAATCCAGCAGGAATAACTGGCGCAACGGTGCCTATCGTTGCACCTAATCTATCTTGATAACCATTTGTTAATTTTTGTGAATTTAACAATTTTCCATTATAATTATTATATTCAAAAGTTCCATTATAAATTGTTCTTGTCAATATATCAACACCAATTACTTTATTGGCAAAAGTTCCGTTTGATGCTGCATCAAGTGTATCAAAAAAATTCAACATCTCAAAATCAAAAGCATTTGTTAACTGTTCTTGTATATCAATTCTTCCAGGTGTATTGCTAATATTTTTAGGGTCGAATTTATAAATTTGATACGGGCTTTGTGAATATAAAGTTTGTAATGAATGAAAATGGTAACCTTGAGAATTTTCATAAAAAAGCATATCAGCACTAGAACCACTAAGTGGTTGAGCATAAGTTGATAACCAGTTTATTGTTTCAAATAATTTTTTGTTGGGCAGTATAAAATCATATATGCCTTTGGTTGGATCCCAATAGAAGTCTTTTTTTGTTTTTATGTAATTTGTTAATACATCAATGATAATTTCATGTATCATTTTACCTTTTGCTGATTTTGACAAACGGTAATTTTCTGATATCAATAATTCTTCAGAACAAAAATTTAAAACATAAACTTCATATTGGTTACTATCACTAATTTGTCTTTTAGATATTTTATACACTCTATAATTTCTAGAAATGTATACATCATCTTTGCTAGTTTTTTGTAATTGTATTTGTATGAATTCTGTACCATTTAAAAGGTAGTTTGAAATCAAACCTAAAGCATCATTTATTACAACTTCTCCTGTAATAGAAGAACTGTAAATATCTTCATACAAATTAATTTCAAGCAAAAATGTCATCAAATCAATGGCAGAGTTATCCCCAATCATTGATGTGAATAGTGTTAATTGTTTTAAATTATAATCACTAGGATAGCGCACATATTGTGTGCCGGATACACTATTATTTGTTGCCATATTATTTGCTCACTAAATTTTTATATTGTGTTTCCAATGCATTTGCAAAATTAGAATTGATTATATTAATATTTCTTTTTGCTTCGTTTGCATTGTATTCATAATCATATATTGTTACAAGATTTGTTGATAATGTATATGTTACAGAAGAACCATCCGGAAAAGTTTGTGTTTGTGTAAAGGGTACTATTGAATGATAAGTGTCTGCATCAATTTCAACAGTTTTAATTGCTGTTGTTCCACTATCATTATCGATTGTGGTCGTTACTTTTTCATAATGATGTAATGCAAATTGTGTGTAACCTAAAACATTCTCTGCACCACCTGCTGCTTCTGAATACTTATCAATTAAATATGCTTGAAATTGTTGATTTGAATATGGCCAATCTAATTGAGGATCCAAAATATTAGAATTACCATATAAAACAATCCAGTATCTATATGAATCACTATAA